TAATAGTATAAAGAATATAGCGTAAATGGGTGGTGGTCTTCTTCAATTAGTAGCATATGGAGCACAGGATGTTTATTTAACTGGTAATCCTCAAATTACCTTCTTCAAGGTTGTATATCGTCGTCATACTAATTTTGCGGTTGAAGCTATTCAACAAACATTTAATGGAACTCCTGGTTATGGAAACACAGTAACTTGTCAAATATCGCGTAACGGTGATTTAATTAATCGCGTATATCTTCAAGTAAAATTACCAAAAATACAAGGTGAATCTGGTGTGACTACTACTTTATCTACAGGAGCAAGATATGTAAATTATATCGGGTTACGCCTTATTAAATCAGTTGCAATTGAAATTGGCGGACAACAAATAGATAAACATTATTCTGATTGGTTATATATTTGGAACGAACTTTCTTTACCTAGAGGCAAAAAATATGGTTATGATACTATGGTTGGAGCAGACAAAGATATAACATGGGTAAAAGACACTAATCTTTATATCCCATTAGAATTCTGGTTTTGTCGTAACGTTGGTCTTGCTCTTCCATTAATCGCCCTTCAATATCACGAAGTAAAAATCAATATTCAATTTGAATCAAAAGAAAATTGTTTTGTAGGTGTAACTGAGACTAATGGACAAACAGTAGAAACTGTTGGTTCATCTATTAATGGTTATGCTAGTCTCCCTGCAATTACAGAAGCTGCTTTATGGGTTGATTATATATTCCTTGATACCGATGAACGTCGTCGCTTTGCTCAATTATCTCATGAATATTTAATTGAGCAATTACAATTTACAGGCACAGAAACTCTCAGCGCTTCTAAAGCTACTTCAGTAACTAATAATCGTATTAAACTAAATTTTAATCACCCTTGTAAAGAATTAGTTTGGGTTGCAAAACCATCAAATTACGTCAAGAAATCTACATGGTATAATTATACTGATACAGATAATATTGATACTTCTGTTGCACTTATTAATGCATTAAATTTAAATACGAGCACAAGCAATACAACTTTTAGTACTTCCAATTATATGATTGGTATTAACCCCGATCCTTTTGCTACTACCCCTGCTAGTTCTCCATTCCAAGATGCTATACTGCAATTAAATGGTAACGATCGCTTTAGTGTTCGCGAAGCTACATATTTCTCATATGTTCAACCATATCAACATCATACTAATATACCAACAAATCCAGGTATTCACGTTTATTCATTCGCACTTAAACCAGAAGAACATCAACCAAGTGGAACTTTAAATATGTCTCGTATTGATACTGCAACACTTATGCTCAACGTTAAAAAAGATGTTAAAAATAATGCTAATCCATCTGCGCAAGCAGAATTTAGTGGAATTAATATATATGCTGTAAATTATAATGTACTACGTATATTATCAGGGATGGGCGGTTTAGCATATTCCAACTAATATTATATTTGACAATTTATATATTATAATAGTTAAATATTAATACGTGTATTAATCCTTTTTTTTTTCTCCTCTAATAGTATAAAGAATATAGCGTAAATGGGTGGTGGTCTTCTTCAATTAGTAGCATATGGAGCACAGGATGTTTATTTAACAGGTAATCCTCAAATTACCTTTTTCAAGGTTGTATATCGTCGCCATACTAACTTTGCAATTGAGGCAATCGCTCAAACTTTTAATGGAACCCCTGCATATGGTAATCGCGTTACATGTCAAATATCACGTAATGGTGATTTAATTCATCGTATGTATTTATCACTTCTAATTAATGATAATAAATCATTATGTGCAGGATATGGATTACGTATAATTAATAATGTTGAAATAGAGATTGGTGGTCAAAAAATAGATAAACATTATTCTGATTGGTTATACATATGGAATGAACTTTCTTTACCTAAATCTAAACGTGATGGTTATAATAAAATGGTAGGAATGTCAGGTGGTACAACTATGTTAGATAAAACATTATATATTCCATTAGAGTTTTGGTTTTGTAGAAACGTTGGTCTTGCTCTTCCATTAATTGCACTTCAATATCATGAAGTTAAAATAAATATTCAATTTGAAACTGGTGCTAATTGTGGCGGTGTGGATGTATTAAATTCTTTCCCTACTGCTACTTTATGGGTTGACTATATATTTCTTGATACTGATGAACGTCGACGATTTGCACAATTATCTCACGAATATTTAATTGAACAACTACAATTTACAGGTTCTGAAATGGTTCCAACTTCAACAACTGGAGGAAACCTAAAAGCAAAACTAACATTTAATCATCCCTGCAAAGAACTTGTATGGTTCATTAAGAAAAATGGTACCGATCAAAATATTAATAATAATAATTGGTTTAATTATACCGGTTATGTGGCAAATACAGGAACTATTACTTCTCTACCCTATAAATATAATACGGGTGCACATTCTCTACGTGATTCACCAAATACTGGCGCTGCAACTTCTAATATGGTTAAAAAAGCAAAACTTACACTTAATGGAAATGAACGTTTTTCCGAGCGCACAGGAACATACTTTAATTTAGTTCAACCTTATCAACATCATGAAAATATACCAACTAATGCAGGTATAAATGTTTATTCATTCGCTCTTAAACCTGAAGAACATCAACCGAGTGGAACTTTAAATATGTCCCGTATAGATACTGCAACTCTCAATATTGATTATGGTATTGTACCTAATGATAATAATGCTGCATTAAATGTATATGCTGTTAATTATAATGTGTTACGTATTCTTTCTGGGATGGGTGGTCTCGCCTATTCAAATTAATATAATCTTATCAAATTATATTTATTAAATTACGTATTAGTGATAAATGAATTATAAAGCCTTTTTTTTTTCTCCTCTAATAGTATAAAGAATATAGCGTAAATGGGTGGTGGTCTTCTTCAATTAGTAGCTTATGGGGCACAGGATGTTTATTTAACTGGTAATCCTCAAATTACCTTTTTTAAGGTTGTATACCGTCGTCATACTAACTTTGCGATTGAAGCTATTCAGCAAACTGCTACAGGTAGTTCTACTTTCGGATCTCGTGCAAGTTTTCAAATAACTCGTAATGGTGATTTAATTCATCGTGTATATTTTACTGGTATACTTACAAATAACCACGGTTCAAATGCAGCAGCGCTTGTTCCAAACTTTGGACAAAAATTATTAAAAACTATTGAACTTGAAATAGGCGGCCAAAGAATTGATAAGCATTATTCTGAATGGTTATATATATGGAATGAACTTTCACTTCCTGTCGGAAAACGCGAAGGATATAACGCCATGATAGGTGCTAATCCTTATAATACATGCACACGTCTAGATTCTGGAAAATTATATGAACTTTATGTTCCTCTAGAATTCTGGTTCTGTCGTAATGTGGGTCTTGCACTACCTTTAATCGCTTTACAATATCATGAAGTTAAAATCAATATTGAATATGAGACCTTGTCTAATATGACAGATACTAATGTAACTAATTGGACATATGAAGAAGATATTAAAGCAAATGGTCTTGATAATAATAAGACTGGTTTATCCAGCTCAAATATTACTTTAAGTGATACAAATTTATGGGTTGATTATATATTCCTTGATACTGATGAACGCCGTCGTTTTGCTCAACTATCTCATGAATATTTGATAGAGCAACTTCAATTCACAGGTACTGAATCTATTGATCAATCTTCAAGTGTTGATAATATGAGAACTGTGCGAATGAACTTTAATCATCCATGCAAAGAATTAATATGGACTGTTAAATCTACGGAAACAAGTGTATATTGGAATAATTTCTCATCCTCAAAAAATTACCTAGGAGTAATTGGGAAGGGTAATGATTATCTAGACTCTGTTAATCCTGTAAATAACGCAAAAATAATGCTTAATGGAAATGATCGCTTTGCAACTCGTGGAGGTGAATATTTCTCTTTAGTACAACCATATCAACATCATGAAATTACTCCTGATAAATTTCATGAAGGAATTAATGTTTATTCATTCGCTATTAAACCTGAAGAGCATCAACCAAGTGGAACCCTTAATATGTCCCGTATAGATACCGCTGTATTATCTATTTCATCTGCTATAAAAGGAAATATAAGTATATACGCTGTTAATTATAATGTTTTACGTATTCTTTCTGGTATGGGAGGTCTTGCATATTCAAATTAATTTATATTGCGAACATTTATACTATAATTTTGTATTATTTTTTTAGCAATCATAAAAAACTTATGATTAGTATAAAAATAAATTATTAATTTATATATTAAGTATAATTTAATATACGATTTACTATATATGTGATATCTCCTGTGTCGTCTTTTTTTTCTGGATTATTAAACCCATGTAGATTAAAAAATTTATCAAGAAAGTGTATTAAATTACGCTCAATTTTTCCTATATCTTTGCTTTGCAAACTTTCTTTTATTTTTTTTAATTTTTTTAAAAACTTTGAAAAAGATACTATCATAAATAAATCATCAATATTATCTATTTCGTTATATTCAAATATTTTTTCAAATTTTGTTATATTATTATTGCATATATATAAATATTTATTATATAATTTTATCAATATATCAAAATTATTGAGGGATCTTTTTGTTTTCTCTTTTTTATCTCCTTTTAATATTTCAAATATTAAATAAAAATATTTTAATATTTTCTTAGCGCAAGTTAATATTTTTAATGGTGGTATTTTCCTACTTTCAAATTTGGAAAATTCTTTGAATATTTCATTAAGTATGGTCTTTTTATAATTATTTATTGCCACATCAATATTTTGAATTAATTCTGATATATTATTTTTTTTATTTTTTAATTTATTATATTCTGCTTCTAATTTAACACGTGCAACTTTTAAATTATCCTCTTTTGTCCCACTATCACTTAATTTATTTAAAATTTCATACAATTCATATCCTACTTTTATAAATCTCTTAAGATCATTACCTTGCTTATCTTCTAATTTTTTTACTAATACAAGATTACTTAATTCAGAAAATAATTTTTTTTTAGGATCTGCATCATTTTCTTCTTCATCATCTTCTTTAGTTTCTTCTCGATCTTTATTTGCCTTATCTTTCATAATTTTTAACTGTTTTATTAATGAATTAAATTCTATATAATTAATTAAATCATCTAATAAACTTTCACCAATTTCGCATTTGCTCTTTTTAATATTTTCTAATATATTTAATAATTCTTTAGTTACACTATTTACATTTGTTTTTAAATTATTATTTAACTCACTTATATTATCAATACAGGTTATCTTATCATAATTATTACCCTTAATATATTGTAAAGATAAATAGCGTATGTTATCATTCATTTACTTTATATAGTATCCTTCTAAAATAATTAGAGATATATATTAAAATTTTGTTGCTATTATACTTGTAAATAACCATATAAACATAGTAAATAATGATAATGATTTGGATAATTGCTTTCTCTCATCATAATTTAATATCCTAATAATTTCAATCTGTTCATCATTCTTAAATTCTACCTTATTTTTAATATTTAATATTATAGGAATTATTATTAATATTAATATTAATGATGTATGAATTAGTAACCTAGATATTCCATTTGTTCCCATATAAAAATAGTAAAATAAGGTACGAATACTATTCATAATTCCATTAAAATTCATATATTTTACATCAAAACTATTATCTATATTAATAAATAAAACAATAAACCAAAAGATTAATATATATATTACGGCGTAATATATAAATCCTTCATAAAATGTTTTTATAATATTAATATCAATACACCATTGAACCATAATTATAGTTATATATCTAATAAAAAATGTCGCTATAATAAATATTATTCTATCATCAAATTTTAATTCTAGTTCTTCTAATGGATTTTTAGGGTCATTTTCGAAAATATTTATTTTTTGTATAATATCTTCATCATCTTCATCTTTTCTATCTTCTTTATTTTTTGAATAATAGTTATCAATATCTTTAGATATTTTTCCTATATTGTTACTATCGTCTTCAATAGATGGTGATCTTTCTTTTAAATCTTTAAGTTTACTTAAATCTTTATCTTCTAATTTTTTATATTTTTGCATGTCTAAATATTGAATTTTTAAGTCATCATTTGAAACACCACCAACCTTTCTTTTCAATATTTTTGTTGCAATATCTATTGCGGGTTTTACTGTTTTATTTAAAGTATTTTGAACTTTTCCATGCATATCTTTTATTTCTTTTATAATATCTATAGCGGGTTTTATTGTTTTATTTAATGTTTTATTTAATATATTTGAAACTATTGCTCCATCCTCTTTATTAATAAGTTCATCTTGTTTTTCAATTTCTAATTCTATTTTATTTAGCATTTTAATAATTTTTTCTAATTCTTCCATTTTTATATTTAATTCTTCTACGGATGATTGTGATGATTCATCTGTACCGCCTAATATATATGATCCACCTGATTGTTTCTGTTGTTTATCTGTTCCATCTTCATTCGGTTGATTTACATTTCCGGTTAGACCATCTATTAATTTCTCATATTTATTATATGAGAGTTTTTTATTAGGTTTTTCTAAAAAAACATTTTCCTTAAGTAATCTAGCATAATTAGATATATATTTTATTATATTCTTTTCTTTTTTTTTAAAGTTTTTTATATTATAAAATTTATTTAATAAATTATATAAAGTATCAGGGTCTTTTTTATATATATATATTAGATTTGTATAATATTCATATCTCTTTACATCGAAGTTTTGCAAATTAATATCGCTAATTATATTTGTATTAAAATCAGTATCAGTATCTTCTTCGCTATTAACATTATTAACCTTATTGAATATCATATTATAATTATAAATTGATTTTTCATTTTCACTATTCATTATTATACTTCCTTATTCGTATTATAGATAATAAATTTAATTAATCAACATTAAGTATATAAATCATTTTCCAAATTATTGCTATTAATATAGTTAGTATCGTTATAAATAATAGAATATATGAATATATATCTCTATAATAGTAA